TACCTGGACCTGTTTGTGTAGCTATTTCTTTTTTTCCTAGTTTGGTTTTTTTATTGTGGTAAAGTACTTTTTTACCAATATAAGATTTATTTGTAGGGGTATGGGTTACAATGTAAACAAAACCGTATGTGTTTTCGGGAAATTGAGAAATATCCTCAATTATATTCCCTTTATATATCCAATTCATAATTAATTTTCTCGTCGTTCTTCGGGTTTGTAATGATCAAATCTATCGTGTTCTGTAGGAGTGATTAATAATAGTCCAGGTTTAATATTATTATTTTTAGTTTCTTGGAATATGTGAGACATCCAGGTTTGTTCAAAAGGATGTTCCCATTTTGTATCTAAAAACATTTTTTTATTTCCATCTTTAGATACTATTTGTGGCCAATTAGAATAATAAATTTCTCCACTAATGTAAGGAATACCTTCTAAAGAACCAATAGTATTAAATTGGGTTGATGGAGAATTAATATCAATACCACTATTAGGAAGTTTATTGTATTTAGGCCAATATTTATCTCTTATAGATTGAGGAACATTATACCAAGCCCACTGTTTCCCATTATCCCCATAAAATTCAGAGTAGGATAATTTTAAAAAATCAAATTTTTCTTTGTTAAGTATTTTAATAGAATTATGATATAAATTATTTACTTTTCTATTAAACCCATTTCGGCATATTGTGCCTTCTTTAGGATAGAAAAACATATCATCTTCAAAGAAGAAATAGGCATCTAAATCAATTTCTTGGGCATGCTCTGCTATAAATTGCCTTCCACCACATATCCCTATATTGTCTTTTTTTATATGTGTAAAATTATATTCTTTACAAATTTTTAAATATTCATCTTGTGTTTCTAAGTTAAGAGAATTATCTAATAAAAATTTTTGTGGTTGAGATACAAAATTAGAATCATACTGTAACATTGATTCTATAAGTGTTTTAAATTGTTTTGGGCTATTATAAGTAATTACATATAGTCCTATTTTAGATTGAGGTTTTGGGGTGGAGTTTTTGTATTGTTTAAGATTTTCAAAAAATGGCCATACTAAGCCGTTCCCTTCTACTTCAAAATTATTAATTAATTCTGGGTTTTGGTATGATAATATTGTGAATAAACATTCATCTGCACCCATGTATCCTTCATTTATAGTACTATGGAGAATAGAATAATATAGATTGTTTATTCTATGAATTTGTTCTTTTGTTCCTCCCCAAAATCCACCTCTAGAAATTTTATCTACAAAATCAACTCTACAATACTCAGCTATTTTTTTTCTTTCAAATCCATGTATTTCTTCATTTGAAGTATAAGGATACTGAATAAATGTGAATTTATCTATACTGTCTGTATAGTTTTTTAAGTTATCTAAAACATTATCATGTGTAAAATATCCTTGACTTACAGTAGATGTTAACCCTCCATCAATCCAATAAAAATAATTTGAATCAAATGGATTAAATAAAGCTGAATCATTAACCATGAACATTTTACACATCATCATGGGGTTATAAAATTCTAGAGCACCTTGTGGAGATTCAGCAAGCCATCCTGCAAAATTAATCCATTTAGGGTTAGTTCTTATTTCTTGTACCTTATCAAAAAATGGAAACCACGTTTTAAAATCTTCTAGTTCTTTAAAATATATCTGTGTAGGTTTATCTCCTCTAATTTTTAAAACTTCTTGTTCTAATTCTTTAGGAATCCAAATACACATTTGGACATCTGATTGTAGTAACTCAAAGAATCGATCTTTGTATTGTTGAAAATCTCTTTTGCCCCATCCATCAATATCTCCTCTTTTTAAATCCCATAAACCCGTAACTATTGTAACATCACGATTCATAAAAAACTATTTTTTAATTATAATCGAAGTAATACTTGTGGGAGCTAAGTGGAAAATTTCAACACTTGCTATGTTTTCTTTTAAATATTGTTTTTCACTATCTGTTAGATAATCAGAAATAATTTCACCTGTTTTTTGATAATTTTCTAGCAATTCTAAAGGAGTGATAAAACCAGGTTCTCCCCATCCCCACAATTTAGTTTTTTCAGGAATATTTACTTCAATACTACTGTGTAGATCTTCTAAAACATAAATCCCCCCAGATTTAAGAGATTTGAAAAAATAAGCTAAAGTTATTTGTTGATCATATACATTATGAGATCCATCATCTACTATAATATCATAATTATGGAGTTTATCTGAATATTCAACTACTAAATCTTTTTTTGATTGGTCAATCCAATCAATATCTATCCGATCTAAATCTTCAATATCAGTATGTTTGTTAATGTCTAATCCTAAAATTTGGGCGTTAGAAAAATAATCTCTCCATACTTTTAAAGAATTACCATTTATCCAATTTACATCTGCCCAAAATCCTCCAATTCCTATTTCACAAACTAGTTTTACATCTTTTTTTATAGGAGAAAAGAATTTTTCATATACTTTATTATAATAATCATGGGTAAAATCTTTATCTGTAGGATGGATTTTAGCTATTTCTGATAGAGTCATATTAATTTTTTATTGGTTAAAGATTGTATTATATATTACATCAATTGTTCTGTTAGGAACATGCCCATACATATAAGCATGGAAAATAAAATTACCTTCATCATATTTGTACCAATTAAAACTTTTATTTGAAATTATTTTTATTTTATCTTTAAATTCACTTTGGTCATGATATAAATAAGTAAGAGCTGTTTGATCCATCCACAATCTATCTGAATAAAATCCTTCTGAGTTTAGATCATGTTCCATAGTTTCGGGTTTATAAGTACATTCTATGGGTTTTAATTTAAATGAGCATTCAAACCATCTTTGTAAGAAATTTCTAGACCATTCATTATTTTTTATTAAAAATATCCCGGCATTCATAATACTATGATTGCTTATATCTTCAGCAACTATAAAATTATATTCTGGGTCAGTAAATTCTTCAATTTTAATGGTGGGGTTTGATATAATAGCATCTGTATCTAAAAATAGAACATATTCAGGATTGTGTTTATCAAACACATCTAAAATTAGTTTTGATTTATACCAAGTAGGGGCTATACCCTTTAAAAAATCTCTTATATCTTCTGTTGATTTTTCACAGTAATATCCATAACCCATTTCATTCGCATATTTTTGATTTATTTTTTCAGCAAATGGGCCATGAGTTAGATTTTCGGTATAGTATTGGGCTATGTATATTTTATTCACGAATTGTATAGTATTTTTTTATAATATTAATAGGATCAGTGTTTAAAGATTTTTGAGTAAAGTCAAAATCATAATTTAATAGATCATTAGTATAATATATTGTATCGTTAATATTTATTTTATTTATTTTTACATCAGAAATACAATTTATTTCTTTTAAGGTATTAATTATATCTGTAACTGTAATTTTATTATTAAAACTTGTATTAATTTTACCTATTATATTTTTTTTAATTAAAAATTTAACAATTTTAGGTAAATCTTCTACATCTATTAAATCTCTATAAGTATTATTTTTAACATTAATTTCACTATTACTAGATATTTTTTGAAATAAAAAAGGTAAAAGTTGTTTAGAATTAACAGTTTGACCTATTATATTAGGTAATCTTAATATTAAATAGTTATCTAAATTATTTTCTATATAATTTTCTATAAATAATTTATGTTTAACATATTCATTATATTCAAATTTAAAAATACTAAGAGTACTAAAATATATAAATTTAAATTGTGGAAATTGGTTAATTGTTTTTTTTAATAATTCAAATTCTTTTTTATATAAAGATAAATCAGTTTCAGTTGAGTCTGCTACTCCACTAGCAAAAATGCAGGTATCTAAAAGATTATAATTTTTAAATGATTTAGCAATCATTCCATTACCCACAATATGCATATAGTATTAAGGTAAATTCCCAGTAATGCGTTCCATCCAACCCTGAGAAATAGAATGTGGCCAAACAATCCATCTTGAGGGTTTGGTTTGAGTATTAAATACTCTCCAAATTTTGCCATATCCATCAGGATCATTTTTAATACGTTGAATCTCATCAGGCATTGCATCTTGACGGTGTATTTCATTTCCATTAATATCTTCAAAAGCAACAGCAAATACATCATAATCATCTAAAGGAATTTGGTTAAATCCTATATCAATACAATGTTTAAATACTGATAAGAATGATTGGTCATATTCTACTGGGTCTTCAATAAGTGGGTTAGGGGCAATGTTATTGTCTAAAGTATATTGTTGTACACTTCTATCCTTAAATCTTAGACCTGCATATCTTTCGTAATCTTCTAAAGTACGTTTTTTACCAAATCCATAAATACCAAAATCTATTTGGCACATACATTCACCATCCATTCCAAAAAGAATACGATTTCGGTTATGGGAAACTTCATTAAGTTTTCCCCATCCAGGATCATCATCCCACTGTTTAGTTCTACCTTTTCTAGTATATTCATGCCATGCAACAACTTTATGTGGGTGGAATAAATCATACCCCCAGGTATATGCTCTTACTGCTATTGAAATTTCTTCCCCATGAAAATAATATTCAGGATCATGTGGTACTTCTTTACAAAATTGCCCTAAAGTAAAAGCAAAATGCGCTGAATAGAATCGGGATGGAATTGGTTCAGTCATATCTTGCCATCCTGGAATAGATGATGGGAGAAAAAATACAGCTCCTTCGGGGATAAATCTATCAAAAGTCATCCACCAAGGTTCCATTGTTCTATCTTGGGGATCATTATCAGGATTGAAAGATGAAATATATGAGGTTAATAAGGGTTTTTTATGACCTTTATCTTGCAATTGTTTAACCATTTGAATCAGTTCAGTATCCCAATCTTGAATAAATCGGTGATGTGAATCTAATTGTAATGTATATTTTTCCCCATTATATTTTTGTTGCAATTGATTTCGAGCCCAACATGCACCCTTAGAATCTTTATAATCAATATCAACAATTTTAAATCTAGGATCATTAAAATATTCGTCTAAATTATCCCATTTATCTTCTAAAGAATGTTGCCAAGCAACCCCAAAGCGTAAATTTTCAGGATATTTGGATTTTTCTATGCAATCCTTTATTGTAGGAAGAAGTTGGGGGTCACGGTAAGAAGCAATTTGCACAAAAATTGTTTCTTTTTGAGGAGATAGATTTAAAAACTTATTTAGCATATTAGTTACTTTTGCTATAATATAACATTTTTTTATTTAAAAACCAAACTATTTATCAAAATTTATTAATATAGTAGTATCTGTAGTACGGGAAGTAGGAAGTGGTTTAGCTAATTTAGCTACTGCTAGTAAATTATAGGATTCATCATATAACCCAACAGTTGTAACATAGGGTACAAAATAAGAACCAGTTGCAAAATCGTACATTTGCCCTTCACTACCTGAAATTAGACTAGGGTTTAGTGAATAATTAAATTCATCTGCCCCAATTGTGCATTTGTATTGTGTTTCAAATAAAGTATATGAACTTGAAAAAGAACATGTTACGTTTGAACCAGTTACAAATGCTAATATAAAATCAGTGTGTAATGAAGACATTTTTATTTATAAATATGTTTTTTAATTAAGTACAAGGTGTAAAATTATCTGTTACAGATGATGCACCCGTGGATTTAAAATTATTAGAATAATAGTATATATCTTGGAATGTAAGTTCTCTTACACATGCACTATTTGTATAAGTACCAGCAACACTATATTGTAATTGTGAAGATGTTCCATTACAAGATACATAATCAAAATAAACAACTCCATTTAATTTACCTGGATCAGTGTTACCAGTAGCATTATCTAAATCACCTTGATCAATATTTACATCATAAAAAGTACAATTAACTGAAGCAGCTGTGGTAGTTGGAGTAGGAGTTGATGTCCTTGTTGGGGTTGGAGTTGATGTTCTAGTTGGAGTACTAGTTAAAGTTGGGGTTGCTGTTGCTGTTCTTGTTGGAGTAGCTGTTGGTGTTAATGTTGGGGTAGCAGTTCTAGTAGGAGTAGCTGTAGGAGTAGGGCAATTTCCAAATTGAGATATAGCTCCATCTGTTCCTACTCTAAATACTTCACCTGATGCGCTCTTAAACCAGTTAGTTCCACCATTATATAAATTAGCAGGAATAAAAGTAGCGCTAGTGTATAATGCTTTCCCATTAATAAAGGCATCATAGAAAGTAGTAACACCTACCTGATTAACATATACTACTACAGGAGTACATCCACCACTACATGCTGCTGTATCACTTGCCCACCCTGAATTATTATCAGTACATAAAGTTAAAGTACTAAATTGTGTAGCAGTTGAAGTTAATGTTGGAGTAGCAGTTAATGTTGGAGTAGCAGTTGCTGTTAATGTAGGAGTTGATGTTCTAGTTGGAGTAGCAGTAGCCGTTAACGTAGGGGTGCTAGTTAATGTAGGGGTAGCAGTTGCTGTTAACGTAGGAGTTGATGTTCTAGTAGGGGTAGCAGTTGCTGTTAAAGTTGGTGTATTAGTTAATGTTGGGGTAGCAGTTGCTGTTAATGTAGGAGTGCTAGTT